ATGTAAGCACTAGCAGTGTAGCAGGAGCTAAGACAGTTGCTGCATACAGAAATCACATGTTCTATGCAGGTAAATCTACTAGCCCACAAGAGATAGTGTTTAGTGAACCTTTTGATGAAGATGGTTTTAATGCAGGTGATGGTGCTGGTAGCATTAAAGTTGATGATACAGTAGTTGCACTAAAAGTCTTTCGTGACAGTTTGTTTATCTTCTGTGAAAACAGAATCTTTAAACTTACAGGATCATCACTAAGTAACTTTGCAGTAGAACCAGTAACAAGAAACATTGGTTGCATTAATAGCTTTACCGTACAGGAATTTGCGGGTGACTTGATCTTCCTTGGTCCTGATGGATTACGTACTGTTGCTGCTACTGCACGTATTGGTGACACAGAGCTTGGTACAATTAGTAAAAACATTCAATCTATATTTGATGAAAATATTAGGGACGCAGGTTCTTTTGACAGCGTAGTTATACCAGATAAAACACAGTATAGGATATTCTTTAATAAAGATGGACAGTCAGAAAGTCTTTCTAGGGGAGCAGTCTGTGTCCTTAAGAAAGAAGCTTTTGAGTTTTCAACTCTACTAGGATTACAAACTACTTGTACCGACTCCTTTGTTGAAGCAGGGGATGTGATTGTACTTCATGGTGACAGTAGTGGGTTTATACAAAGACAAGAAGTAGGAAGTACTTTTGATGGTACAATTATAGCAGGCAAATATAGAAGTCCTGATATGTCTTTTGGTGACCCCGGCATACGTAAACATATGCAAAAAGTTATTATTAACTACAAGCCTGAAGGAAGTATTGACACAGATTTATTTGTAAGATATGATAACGAAAATAGAGACTCTTCAAGGCCAGCGGTATACCCTTTTGACACATCTAATTTAGCAGCATCCTATGGTACTGCAGAATATAGTACAACTTCTAGTACAACTCAATTTGCTTATGGAGGTGGTCAAGAACCTCTTGATAGGCAGTCAGTAGAAGGTTCAGGTTTTTCTGTTGTTTTAAGGGTAGAAGATGACGGGCAAAGCAATCCTTACTCCCTTAAGGGATTTCAGTTAGAGTATCAATTAGGAGCAAGACGTTAGATGGGCGCTACATACACAAGACAATCAACATACGCAGATGGAGATACCATTACAGCGGATCATACTAATGATGAATTTGACCAGCTTCTAGCCGTTTTTGCTTCAAGCACTGGGCATACGCATGATGGTACTACTGCAGAGGGTGGCCCTATTACTAAGCTGCTTGGTAATTCCATTACGTTAGGTAATGGTGCTTCAGGTTCAGACGTTATAATAACCTTTGATGGTGAAAGTAATGATGGTGTATTAAAGTGGATGGAAGATGAGGACTACTTTGAGTTCTCTGATGACATACTTATTGCTACTACAGAGAAGATACAGTTTCGTGATGCTGCTATCTTTATTAACTCTAGTGCAGATGGTCAGCTAGACATTGTAGCCGACACAGAGATACAGATTGTTGCTACTACTATTGATATTAATGGTGCTGCTGACATCTCAGGTAACTTAGCTGTAGGTGGTAATCTTACGGTAGCAGGTAATGCAACAGTAACAGGTACTACTACCTTTAATGGCGGTACTCTTACTCTTGGTGATGCAGCTAGTGATAATGTTGTGTTTGGCGCTGACGTAAACTCAAGTATTATTCCTAACACAGACAGTACATTTGACTTAGGCTCTGCAAGTCAAGAGTGGCGTGATATTTACATAGACGGTACAGCACACTTAGATGCTATTAATTTTAATGGTACAGCTATATCCTCCACTGCTGCTGAACTTAATCTTCTAGATGGCGTAACTGCTACAACAGCAGAACTTAATTTAATTGACGGAGTAACTGCTACAACAGCAGAGCTTAACATTTTAGATGGTGTTACCTCTACTGCAGCAGAGTTAAATCTACTTGATGGTGTAACATCTACCACAGCTGAGTTAAACATTCTTGACGGTGTTACAAGCACTGCAGCAGAACTAAATATTCTTGACGTAAGTAATAGTACAATAGGCGATCTATCTGAGATAAGTACTGCAGCTAATGATGATGTAATCATAGTCCTTGATACTTCGGGCGGTGGAATTAAAAAGATTACTAGGAGTACTTTCCTTGCTGGCTCTGGTTCAAGCTCAGATATAGCTAACGTTGTAGAAGATACTAGCCCACAGCTAGGTGGAAACCTAGACATGAATGGTGCTGACATTGTTACAACTTCTAATGCTACACTTGACTTAGCACCTAATGGCACAGGTACAGTAGTTGTACGAGGCAATACTAACTCAGCCGCTATTGTATTTAACTGTGAAAGCAACACCCACGGACAAAAAGTATTTGGTCAACCTCACTCAGCTAGTGTAACAAATACTCTTATGCTCCCCGCTGGAGCTAACTCAACATTAGTATCTCTCGTATCAGAAGACACACTAACAAATAAAACTTTAACCTCCCCTAAAATTAATGAGAATGTAGCAGTAACTTCAACAGCTACAGAATTAAATCTACTTGATGGTGTTACTAGTACAACTGCAGAGCTAAACATTCTTGATGGTGTTACTTCTACTGCTGCTGAGATTAATCTTATAGACGGTGGCACTGCCAGAGGCACAACAGCCGTAGCAGATGGCGATGGCTTTCTGACTAACGATGGCGGCACAATGAGAATGACTAAAGTAGATACTCTTTCTACGTATATGTCGGGTAAAAGTGTTGGTGGCTCTAATATAGTTACTACAGGTGCTTTAAATGCAGGTTCTATTACTAGTGGTTTTGGCACTATTGATACTGGCGCTTCTGCTATTACTACAACAGGTCTTATTTCAGGCGGGTCTTTAGATATAGACAATGTACTTATCAACGGTACAACTATTGGACACACTGACGATACTGATCTAATGACATTAGCTGATGGACTACTTACTGTCGCTGGTGAAGTACAAATGACTACACTAGATATTGGTGGTACTAATGTTACAAGTACTGCTGCTGAGTTAAATATTCTGGACGGTGTAACTAGTACTGCTGCTGAACTTAATCTAGTTGATGGGGCAGGTACACTTAAAGAAGTTGGCAAAGAGACAATCTGGGTTCCTTCTTCTTCTATGTACCCATCTACAACTAACCCATGCTCTGACTTGACTCAGGTTGAGACTACAGCACTTCGTCCTGACTTAAAGGTCTTAGACTTTGCGACAGGCGCAGATGAGTTTGCACAATTTGCAGTTGCATTTCCAAAGAGTTGGAACGAAGGCACAGTAACATTCCAACCTTTCTGGACTGTAACGGGAACTAACACAGGCACTGTTGCGTGGCAGCTAGGTGGCATAGCAGTATCCAGTGATGATACAATCAACACAGCCTTTGGCTCACTTGTAGCAACTACTGCTTTGGCTCACTCTGGTACATCTAATGATTTAATGGTTTCAGTAGAAAGTGGCGCAGTTACTATTGCGGGAAGTCCTGCAGCAAACGATATGTGTTTCTTTCAAATTAATCGTGATGTTTCAGCAGACGCTCAAAGTGGTGATGCTCGTTTGTTGGGCATTAAGTTATTCTTTACTACTGACGCAGCAAATGACGCATAGGGACATAACATGAGTTTTGGTTATCAAGTTTTAGGTTTTGGTTCTTCTGCTAATATTGCGAGTGGTATTTCTTATGGAACCTCTGCGGTATTAATAGGAACTATCCCTAACGCTACCACAGACCCTAACAATCAATATATTTTAACTTTGTCTCCTAGTTTTCCAACGTCAGGTGTGGTCTATGCTATCAGAGCATCACCCACCGCTGACGGCACTTTTGAGGTTTATAAAAGTACCGATTCATCAGCAAATTGGACTAGAACTATAACTAATCAATCTGGAGACGGCTCTCTCTATGGTTATAGTATTCTTGCTATTTCAGATTCTATTGTTGTAGTGCAACACAGGGCTGATTTGTATAGGAGTACAAACAGCGGGTCAAACTTTACTCATATACAAAATTTAACTGGGAATGAAAGCCAAAACAATTATGGAAGATTAGTTTGGGATGGAACTTACGGTATGCTACCATCTTACGGCACAAACAATTGGTATACGGACGATAGTTTTGAAAGTGTTAGTTCTCAAACGACCACCCCCTACATGCAAGCAGCCACTCCACTATCTGAAGATGGGAATGTTTTTCTTAAAACTGGGTTTGGGAGTAGTGGTTCTCCCAAGATTATTGTGACCACAGACGCATCCGCCGCTAGTCTAACTAATATACAAACCATAGATCATAGAGCTATTGTTTGTGCGTCTGATCCTCATACAAGTAATGTTTATTTTGCAATATCCGATAAAGGTGATGATGATTTTTGGTATGCCACTTACCCCAGCACAAATTTGACAGCAATGGACAGTGGTGGATCAAATAATGGCTCGCCCCACACCGATGGTGTTGACGTTACAAATCATGGCACAATGATTTACACGAAGTCTGATGGGGGTTATTATTACAACATAGGTGGGACACATACTCAGTTTTGGAGTGGGGATACCATACAGTGTATACTGAGCTTAGACACTGCAGCCAATGCAGTTCAGTTTGTTTTAGCAGACGGTAAAGTGTACGGAATAGATTTGCCAATAACATAAAGGACAACAGACGATGAAGATAGCAAAAATGAATGGAGACACTCTGGTATCTGTCGGTACTCCTAGAGAACTATACCCCAATACCAAGCACCCTTCAGGTGGGCCAACGGATGATTGGCTCTTAAATGCTTCATGTGTTAAGGCAGTAAAAATTGTAGACTTTGATAGAGCCACCCACAAAAGTGAGAATGTAACACCCTATATTTCTGATGGCACAGTTTACACTAATCGTGTAGTTGCACTAACATCTGATGAAATATCTGCTAACGCCGCCGCTGTTGTTGCCGCAACAAAACTGCGGAACCGCACTGAACGTGACAGGCGATTAGCTAAGTGTGATTGGGTTGCAATAAAAGCATTAGAAGCTGGTGCTTCTGTACCGTCAGCATGGGTCACATACCGAACTGCTCTGCGTAATATCACAGCGCACTCAAATTGGCCTGACCTTGAGGCTGGCGATTGGCCAACTTCACCATGAATATTAACTGGACAGTCGTAACAATAGCAGGTGCTTTA